TGGAGTTGGTTCAGGTTCTGGTTCTGGAGTTGGTTCTGGAGTTGGTTCTGGAGTTGGTTCTGGAGTTGGTTCTGGAGTTGGTTCAGGTTCTGGTTCTGGAGTTGGTTCTGGAGTTGGTTCTGGAGTTGGTTCAGGTTCTGGTTCTGGAGTTGGTTCTGGAGTTGGTTCTGGAGTTGGTTCTGGAGCTGGTTCTGGAGTTGGTTCTGGAGTTGGTTCTGGAGTTGGTTCTGGAGTTGGTTCTGGAGTTGGTTCTGGAGCTGGTTCTAGCACTGGTTCTAGCGCTCTAGTTCTGTTTATATTATGTAGATACATATAGCGTCGACGAAGTCCGGGTTTTATAGATCTTAAATTACGGCCACGATACATTCTATTATAAATTAAATATATTTAAATTGTTAAAAAAAATAAATATAAGGTAATTATTAAATAAATAATTAAAATGGACATCGTCAATTCTATGAATATCAATATGTTTAATACAACAAATATTGACCCTGTTATTAAAAATGAAGTAGTATTTTTTAAAAATATACTAATTCAAAATTTAAATAATTCTGAGGTTTTTCATGGTTACGTTAATAAAATTAATACAACATGGAATATAATATTATCAGATTCATTCAAGAATTTAGTTGATAATTATAACCAAGAATATGCTTATAAACAAATCCATAGACTAGAAAAAGAAAAAAGAATGGTATCTGTTGCTAATGATTATATCCTAGATAATTTAGAATTAGATTCTGTTAGTATCTCTTCAGAAGGAGATTTAATGAATATGTTTAAAAAATCTGCGATTTCAAAGAGAAGAAGACCTTCCAGAAAATTAATCAAAAAGTAAATCTTCTTCGTCGCCCTCAATATGTAATAAATCCTTGCCTAATAATAGGTTATCATCCGGTGCTTTCTCTTTTCCAAATTTACCAGGACCGCTATTCATAGATGGTTTACCTTGAAAATCTACAAATGGGGTATTTTTAACCATTTCGTAGTCCTCGTTATCAAGAGGAGATTCTCTTTTTTTGTATCTCACATTCTCTACACCTAACGAATTAGTATAAACTTCTGGATAATAAAGATGATGTGGATATCCTATATTTGTCATATGATCTTTTAATTCAGTTTCATTCATTTCGGTGGGTTTCTTTTTAGGTTTTGTTTTTAATTGTACATTTTCTGGCATACCAGCGCGCGTATCAGGCCAATTATCTAAATTATAAACGGGGAATTCATGTTGGACATCTACAAAAGAATCCTGAGACATATTCTCAGGTTCGTCATCTATTGTACCGTAAAAATTAATACCGTTTACTTTAACCTGATCATAAATAAATTTAATCTTTGCTCTAATTTCTGCATCAGATAACGAATCGCTTAATTCTGTTCGAATATTATCAGACGGTGTATATAAACCCGCTGCTACTGCATTTGAAATAGCTTCTGTTACCTTTCTAAATTTATTATTAATAAGAGCTTTATTTACAAAATCTTTTACTAGTACTAATTTGCCGCCTTGTACTACAGCCGACATAAATAAAACTTTATTACCATCAGCTTCATATATAAAAACCGGAAACATTGTTAATCCCTTGGTATATAATTCTGGATAATTCTGTTGTATATATGAACCAGAATTTTGCTGTACCTTAAGAGCTTTCATCATAGATTCTGTTATTTCAACGAGTTGAGCGACGGGTGTTGGATCGGATACGTCTGGAGCTTGTGGTACAGTTTTAATAGGTATGGGAGATACTAAACCACTTGTTACATAATCTGCTGCGACTTCTAATACATCAGAGAGTGGGTTAGAAAATGCTTCTTCGTTTTCTTCTTTAAGAATCTGAAATAGTTCACGATCTTCTTCTGTACAGTAATCTTTAAATTCGCTTATAGGTTTAGTTTGAAAAGTCCAGGCTACTTCTCCTTCGGTTAAAGATGGATTAACCTTTAAGTCTTCTTCATCTACTTCTTTGAATTCATAGTATTGTACGCCTCCTGCGCCGACACTTTTAATCAAGTATTGGGTATTCTCACATTTAACCCTGTACTTATTTAAGAATTTCTTAGTTACTGATACTGCAGACTTTTTAGGAGCGTCTGGTGCTTGTTGAGGAACTTGCATTTGGGTTCCATCTGGAAGTGTCACGGTCTGAATATCTGAACTAGACGCGGCTGCACTTGCCGCGGCAGGAGGAGCTGTCGGCGGAGATGTCGTAGTATCCGGAACCCCCGATTGATCTAAACACATCCTTATCTGTTCTTCTGTTAAATGATTAATCATCCAATTGATAATGGCCTCTGTTGATTTTTCTTCAAAAAATTTTAATGTTTCTGTGCTCATTTAATATAATAATTACATTTTATTTTTGTGAAAATTACATAGCTGATGCTTTTGAATTTTTAACATTCTTCAGAGCTTCATCTATAACCCTTGGGTTATCTATACCAACTTGAAGAAGTTCTTCTAAATAACTCTCGGGGTAAATCTTATGTGTATAAATAAGTTCTAGAACTTTAGCATTAATTTGTTGTTTTCTAGAATCTTTGTTAAATTCCTTTGCAATGTCTTTCTTTACAGAATCGGAAACTAAGTTCTTTGCAGATAATTCTTTTATGCATTTAATTAGATTAATTCTTTTAAGTGTGTCATCTTTAAACTTTATTACATCTGTGCCAATTTCGTTGAAGTAATTTTTTCGAAGAGTTGGAATAAGCAAATAATTTTTTGTTAAATTATCCATGTAAGTTCTTACATCATCTGTTAAATTTAAATCATTAAAAGTTTTAGTTGAGTCCCATGGGGCGATCTGTTCATAAATGTTTAGATCTTTATTAATTTGCGGCTCAGTTAGTATTTCTGAATCTGAAAAAGTTTCAAATTCTCCAGTTTCGGTTTGTACAGCTTCTGTAAATTTAATAGGTAATTCTGTGTTTGGGAAAGAATATTTTCTTGTATAAAGGTCGTCAAATGTAACAGCTTCTGGTATACCTTCGCGTATGTACAGTCTACCTGTAGAAGGATTCTTGTAGAAAATTTGATACATTCCTCCGTATGGAATTACATTTTCTTCTAATCTTATTATATTACCGTTTTTATTTAACTTAGAATCTAATGAACAATTTTTAAGTAATACTTCTAAGTCTTTATTAATATCGTTTTTCTTTAAAGATATCATAAGCATACGTTCATCTATACTACTACTCGCTAATCCTTTAAAATCTTCTCCGCGTGATAATTCATTTAACATTGCCGAGACATCTGGATCTATACCGCTAGTTGGTAAGCTACTGTAATGTCTGTATATGTCAACATACTGTTCATCTGCGGGAAGACTTGAGTGACTACAATATCTTGATGCTCGAGCTAAAATTTGTTCTATTCTTGATTCATTCCACCAAGGATCTGTTATGTGTACCTGTTTAACATTTTTAAAAGATACACCTTCCATGACACTACGTGTTCCTAAAATTACTTTAAGTAATTCACCAGTATTATTTTCCATCGAATTGAATGTATTTCTGGCTTTCTTAATTAAAGTTCCGTCCTTATCTTTTGTTTTTGTATCTGAACTCCATATGAAAAATTTACCCATTCCTTTATTTTCCTTTTCAAAACTTACAAGACCACATGCTTCCAAAATAATAGCTAAAGGTTCTACTCCGTATGTTAGCCAATTTGAGAATATAAAAACTGGACCATTTGACGATAATGTAAGTTCTATAATACTCGCAAATTTAGTAGAAAACTGTTTTACATACTCGATTATTTCTTGAATACTTTTACCTCTAAGAGCCATTATGTTTCTCTTAAAAATCTGTAATGATTCTTTCTTTTCAGCTACTGTGGTATTTACACCTTTTCCAGTGACAGATGGTAAAAATATATTAGAATATTGCTGTGTAATAACATACATACCAGATACTTTATCTTCGTTTTCAGAGTTATAATCGCCTAGTAAAACGTTTTCATAACTACTAAGACTACTGTTTGAGAATAAATTTTTATCTTTAGAAACGTCTGATTTGAGTGCCGATATATATTCAGATTTATGAGGAGCACTAAATGTGTGTTGCATAGTTATTATTCTTTTATATGGATAAGCATTTGGATTACCTCCTTTGAAATAAGATACATAACCAGAACATATGTAACTTAATAGTTCTTTGTTTAGAATACATGACGACGGTGTGATGTAATCATTTTCTGATTGAATACATTCGCCTTCTTCATTTGTTGTTCCTATAAAATATTTATAAAAAGTGCTCTTAGATGTTGGAAAAGGTACTCTAGGTCTTAGCAAATTAATTGTTAGAGCTAGTTCATAAGGATTATCGTAAATGGGTGTAGCAGTAAGAAGAGCAATTCTTAGATTAGGATGAAAATAATACTTAATTGCATTATATAATTTTTTATAGAATATACCACTCTCACTTACAAGTCTCTGAATCTCGTCTATAACAAGAAGCCCGTTTTTATGAAATAATGCAGAGTCTTCTAGAAGCCTGTTATTTTTTATTAATTGACCGTCTTTACCAGTTTTATAGATAGAATCTACAAATGTATTATGACTTACAATTTCAAAGGTTCTTGCTATATTTCCTCTTAATTCTGTCTGATAAGCTTTTAATTGTCTTTTAAGTACGTTTACTTTATTTTGTTGATCACTAAATCTCTTCTGAGTTGCAGCTGAATTATCTCCTAGATCTATTTCTTTTTCTATTTCAAATAGTTTATTTGTTTCTGTATCTATTGCTTTCATTCGCGCAGTTAGAATAGCATTTCTAGGCTGAGATACATAGAAATCTCTTTCATATTTATCTCCTTTAAGAACTACACAAAAAGACGGACATGCAAAGAATTTTCCGTTTCTTATTTCACCTGATATTTCTTCGAAGTATTGATCTATCAAGGGTGCAGGAACGGCGTATAATAAACGTTGGTTTGTTGCATTTTTAAGAGCTTCGCCTATTACTATAGATGTACAAGATTTACCCGAACCAAGACCATGAAATACAAGCATATTATTAAAGTTTGTATTTGGTCCCATTAATTGACCCATGAATTTTTGTTGTGGAGCTAAAGACATCTCAACGGATTTACATATATTATCGCTTGACATATTTATGTAATCACTGCTAAATTCAAAAGGAGAATTTTCTGGAAATGCTTTATCAGAATATTGTTCATTTATAAAATTTAATAAATCACTATTTCTAAAATTATCTACATCATTAAGAGCAGGAAAAATTTTACCTTCACAATTTATTTTATATTTTTCAGCATCTTCCGTATTTTCATAGTAATATTGTAAACAAGATGTCATTATTAATATGAAAATTTATTTATTTTTGAAAAATATTTTTACCAATTCTCAATTTATAAACTTAATTTTGTTTATAAACGTCATGTAAGGTAAATAAAGAACGAAAGAACTTATTTAATCTTTCTAGATCATCCAAAAGAAAACATTTTCTTTCTGTGTCATCCTCCAAAACTAGAAAAAGATGTTTTATTTCTATTTTGTACATCAGAAAGTAGTCTCTTATAACTCTTATACTTACGTGTTCCATCTTTTGATAAATAAGTAATGCGAATATTTATTTTTTTGGCCCGCATCTGTAGATTCTTAAAAGTTTTTGCTTTATTTTGTACCTCTCTTAGAGTCAATGGAATACGTTTTCCCTTAGAATTTAACTTTGTAATATTCATTCCTACACTTTTAAGTTTAGTTTTTAGTTCTTTAAGACTCATGCTTTTAATTTTATTTGTTTTACCGAATTCTGTTCTCTTGCGTTTAACACCGAGGTTCTTTAGTACGTCATAATAGCCTTTAATAGTTTCAATATCATTTACATTTAAAAATACATTTAATGGAGTTATAAATTTACCTTGTTTTGTTTCCTTGTTTTCATATAACGTATAAGGTAAAAATAATGCAGAAATTCTGCTACATATTTTATCAAAAGTTATAAAAAAATCTATTGTTTCTTTTTTATTTTTTCCTGATACTATGTAATACGTTAGTATTTGACCAAAATCTCCTATAGTTTTAAAACAAACATTTTCTTGTAGTTTTTTATTTTGATTAAATTTAACATTTTTGGTTATACTAGATACAGAAGTGTAATCTTCATTATATGATGAATTTATATTTTTAGAGAAAAAATTATTTATAAGTAAACTAGCCTTGTTTGTTGATTTATCGTATGTGTATCCAAATGATATTAAAATTAAGTCATCAAATTTTAAATTAATTCTTATGGGTTTATAAGTTTTATCGTCTGATATACTAGAAGTTAAAGATGTATCAGATTTAACTAAATTTCTAATATAATTAATTACTCCGCTTCCCGAAGCTGCATCATATTTTGTAGCTATTGTTTCTATAATTTTAATTTCTGTTTTTCCACCTGTTTTAATTACATTATCGCATAAAAATAACAATAAAGATGCGAAATTAAGATTTGTATTATCGGCATCCACTGTTATGTTAAATAAATTTCCAGATTTGTTACTGTCTTCAGATGAGGTTAAAGATACAATATTCTGTAAAAGATTTGCAGAACCAGAACATGGTTTTGTTTGTTCAGGGAAGTCGCTTGACGAGTATGATCTTATTTTAAACATATCTAAAAGTATAGAATCTATTTTATTAACAATGTTATTTGTATTTTTTGCTATATTTAAGTCTAATTTAAACATGTTATTAATGTAGGCCATGTCTTTATTTGTTGTATTCTGTAATTTTGAAAATAACCAATTCATATCTTTTGTATAACTTTCCTGTAACTGTTGAAATACTTCATCTTGATTATTTCTCCAATTATTTCTAGTCGCATTTTCAATAAAATCATGACATTGATCACAATGTAACAAAAAACGAAATAAAAAAGGTAATATTCTTATATTGTTATTAACAATAGCAGGATTATCTAAACGAGTTAATGGCCAAATATCTTTTATATCAACTGTTTCTTCCATGATTAATATATTGCTATATTTTAATTTTATTTGAATTTCCATTCTAGATAGTACCTTACTTGTCCCGGTGTATTAAGTTCTGTATATTTAAAAAATACAAAAGCGCTTTCTGTTAAAGCAATTAAGTATTCTTTGAAGATATCCAATTCTGAATCTCCGTTCATGTAATAAGGGTTTTCTATAATACACTTCGTACTAAATACACGAGATTTATGTTCTAATTTAAATAAACCTACATATTTAGGACCTTGATTTGTTATAATACTATCGGGAAAAAACCCTAAGTAAAAATAATCTGAAGATGTATACATATTAGCCATTCCTTTCATAGTAAAATAGTCTAAATAGTAATGATCGTCGTAATCAATGTCAGAATTTGCTATATACATTATCCAATTATGAGCCCAGATTTCTGCAGACAAATGTGTCATAAGTTTAAGTTCTCCACCCGAAGGTGGTTCTAAGGATTGTTCCATTAAAGTATAATTATTTTCTAGTGTAGGAAATGAAGTTCTCTTTGTATTCAAATTTGGATAAATAAAATTATTAAAGGGACTTATCATAAAAGAGAGGTAAAATATAAATTGTGTAAACATTTATATATTATAATTATTTTAATTCTCTAAAATGATTATTACTTTATTAATCGTGGGTATACAAACATTTGTAACTTGTGATATCTTTGTTTTAGACGGTTTACTAAGTTTAAGTTTATTCTTGACTACATAGTGAAGTATTCCTGCTACAATAGATTTAGGTGTTACAGAGTCTAGTTTGTCTATATAATCAGTATACAATTTGTTGCAATCACTCGAAACATTAAATGGAAGTTCTAGTACATTACAAAACTTAACAAACGAGTCGTTTTCCTTTACGTCTATCTTTTCTTTTCCTAGATTTTTATAGATGGAATTATTATCCATTATCTCTAGAAATATTTTCTCTCCTTTGAGAAAACCTTTTTGATTACCTTCTGTTATATCAATTAGTTTCTGACGTTCTACGGGGATATTATTATGAATGCACGAATAATACAAACATGCTGATATTAGACCATTTCTAACAGATGCCCTTGTTAACTTTCCAGATTCCATGCATACATGCCACATATGTTTTGCATCTGGTAATACAGATACTGATATACCCAAAGAAGTTACATACTCTTGAAATTTCTCAGATATCTTCCAAAATGTTTTTTGTTTATGAGAGAATGTACTTTGATAATGAAGTCTCATTAAAAATGAGTTTTTGTTGAACCCGGGTATGCTACCGCCCAAATCATAAGGGTTATCAGAGACATAAGCATCGGCTCTCTGATTATTTTGTTGAAAAGAACCATCGTCTTTTTTGTAATGATTCCATTCACATGTATCAAAAACACAACTAATTACTTCACAACAATCATTGCATATCTGTACACCTTCTTTAGGGTCATAAAATCTATTTTTATGACTGCATGTATTTTTATATTCGCATATATTTTCAGTTTCTAAGTACATTTCTAAATCATTCCAAGCGTTAGCTATAATTTGGTCTTGTAGCATTAGGGTCATTATACAATATTATGAAAATATCTTAATAAGAGTAATAAAACGTAATATTTTTATGCGATTTTTAGTGTAAAATAAATTATTTTAAATTTATTATAATCGTATGTCTGAAATTGAAATATTAAAAACCTCTAACGTTAAAATTACAATGAACAAGACAAACAATTTGTTAACATTAAAGGTTAAAGACGACGAATATAATGAAAACGGTTTCAATGAGTGTTTAGAATATATTAAAAGTTCGTGGGAGTATATCAAAAAGGAGAATTTAAAGTATTCGTTTTTAATAGATATGGGTACTTCTGTCAAAGAACATGAATTACCTCTTCATGCTTATGTAAAGATAGTTAATATGATATCTAATTTAAATGAAACTTTAGTAGAACATTGTCATTGCATAGTTATACTTACAGAAGGGTCTGTAAAATGGCAAAAAATGTATGAATTTATAACAAAATTGTGGACTCCTGAAAAACAAAGACCTTTAAAATTTACAGAGTCTGTTGATGATGCTACGACATTTATGTTAAACAATAAATTACTATAAATTTACAAAAAAATACATAATATAAGAAGTATATGTATTTTAGATTAATAAAATGAAGATCATTACTTGGAACGTTAACGGCATTCGTTCTAGAATTTTTAATGAAAACATTAGTGGCAAGCTTAAGAAAAATCAAAAAATAATCGTAGAACAAGACAGTTCTATGGAAAAGCTACTAAAATATGATCCTGATTTTATTTGTCTTCAAGAAACAAGATGTAGTCTTGCAAATTCTTATAATATATCAATCGCTGGATATAAATCTTTCTTTAATGAATCAAAAATGACAGACGCACGCGGACCTGATAGATACTCTGGAACTGCTATATTTTATAAAGACACCATAAAAGAAATCGAGTTTAACACTAATGTACCTGGATATGACGATCTTGAAGGTAGAATTATTATCGCAGAGACTCCTTTTATAATTATAGTAACAGTATATGCTCCTAATTCGGGAACAAATTATGAAGCAAAACGAGAGTTTAATGCAGCCTTTTTAGAATATCTAAGTAATATTTCTAAACCAATTGTATTTTGCGGAGATCTTAATCTTGCAAAACAGACACATTTTGATCAATCAAAAGTTCCTCCTGGTCCTGGTACATATCCGCACGAACTTAAATTTTATGATGATCTTATTCTAAACGGGTATCAAGATGCTATATCAGATGATGATAATATAATTTATACGTGGTGGGATCCAAGACAGCGCAAAGAAAACGGAATGAGTATATGCAGAAATAGAAATAAAGGTTGGAGACTTGATTATTTCTTAACTAAGAATATTAATCAAGCTTCAAGTATTTGTCTTAAAAATATAGGTGAAAATAATCAAGGAATCCCGTTATCTAGTGACCATGCCCCAGTATATTTAATAACCAAAATTTGACGCACCATTTGGTGGTGGCCACACCGCTGGTTTAGGATCAGCCACAGGCTTTGACGCTGATAAATTAGATTTAATGCGATGATGTACATCCATTATATCCTTTATGAGATGATATAAAAGGAAAATTGTAGTTAATACACCTACACCAAGTGTTGTCCACCACACTGCACGGTCTACACCCGTTTGACCACATGTGCTCTTTTCACAACAATCTTTGTTAGCTACTTTTAATTCGTTTACCGACGCAAACGAAGTCCAAGCCATTATACACAATACAAGTGTAAGCATAACGTAACCATTTAACATTCTTTCCATCATTTTTTATATATTATACAATTATTTTTTTTTAAATAACAATTTTATTTACCTGAGAGCTCTACCTAAAGTCATGAATATCCTTTTAATTAAAGGCAAACCTATAACAACACTTGATACTATACCAATAATTAAAGTAGTCCACCAAGCTATTTGATCTACACCCTGTTTACCGCACGTGCTGTCATTACAACAACCACTGTCATTTGCATTTTTAAGTTCATTTAGTGAAGAAAATGCTAACCACGAAACTACAAAAGCCAAAAAAAAAGGAGCTGAACTTAAAACGCCTCCTTTAGCTTTAACTGCCGCTGCCATTTATTATAAATTTATATTTTATTTTTAGTTTAATTAAGATCCTGAAGCCAGAAGTCTTTGAGCTTCGTTTTACTTACGTTTGTATATTCTTTTGTAACCGATGCGCATTTATTATTGAGAGTATTTAGGGTGTCTTCACTAAATGTATGAATCTTCATATCGGTAAGATAATCATAAGAATCATTTATAAGTTTATAATCTTTATTAGTCAATTGATCTCGAATATCGGTTAGTTTTTTCTTAAATACTATTACATTTTCATCCATTATATCGTTTACAAATCTAATTTTATTTGATATAATGTCTAGTTCGTGTTTTAGCTTATTTACAAGGTATTCCTTGCGTTTGGAATAGTACTCATTTCTGATTCTCCAAAAGTGATATATAATTTCTTCTGGAGTCTCCATTTTAACAATTTCATTATTCTCATTGAACACGTACATATTATTTGCGGATAGGTGACTCACAAGTTTTAGTTTCTTTTCTATCTCTCTATTATCAGTCCATTCGATGACAGTTTCAAGAGGAAATTTAATTTCAAAGTATACATTCGACTCGGTTGAATTATTTTTATATGAGTATATAATATTTTCAGTTTCTAGTCTATCAAGGAATATTTTATAGTCATTTGTCCAAGTTCCTACGGGTAGTTCTGTAACAGTAATAACATTTGATGTAACAGAATATTTACCGTGCGTTGTCCATTTATTATATTCCGACTTTTTAACGATGCCTTTAAAATCTTTGTACCATGGGGTCATTTCGGGGATGTCGGCGTCTTCATCTTGAACAAGTCTAAGAAGTCTTTCTTTAATATCATCTGGGTTGAATGAAGGCACGTCACTAGAAAATCCAGTTCCGATACCACATGCTCCGTTTATAAGAATCATAGGCATTGTAGGAACATAGAACTTAGGTTCGATTGAGTCTCCGTCATCATTAAGATATTCAAGGAGATTATAGTCGTCTGGATTAAATATATCTTTAAAGTTTTTACTTAGTTTCGTAAAGATGTACCTAGGACTTGAAGCATCTTTTCCACCATAAAGACGAGAACCAAATTGTCCAACAGGTTCTAGAAGATTAATATTATTAGAGCCTACAAATTCTTGCGCAAGATTGATTATAGTATCCTGTAGACTTTGTTCTCCGTGATGATAACTAGTATGTTCTGATACATAACCAGCAAGTTGTGATACTTTAATTTCGTTTGTAAGATTTCTTTTAATACATGCATATATTATCTTTCTCTGCGAAGGCTTGAGACCGTCTACTAAATTTGGAATAGAACGAATGTTGTCTTCGATCGAGAAGAGAACTAACTCTTTATCAATAAGATCTTTAATATTAACTTTATTCTGATTATAATCAAGAGTTTTTGGACTTTTGATATTATTTAGAATCCATTTCTTGCGATTATCAGCCTCTGTTTTTGTAAAGGCAAGTTCAAGTGATTTATCGTCATCCTTTGTCTCAGAGATGTAACTAAGAGTTTTCATGTTCTTAAAATATTCCCTTGCTTCTTCTCGAGTACTGGTGCCAAGACCCTTGTAATATTTTACTTTCCAACCAGAGATATCATTCGAATCTTTCCATTTATTGTAATCACTAAGATTGTAAAATGGAAGAACATTATTTCTCTTTGATAGTTTAATTACAGGTGTAATCATCGATGAGATAAAATTCTGCTTAAGAAGTTCTGGCCAACCGTTGCCTATAAAGTTAATGAGAAGACTTTTGATATGAAAACCATCAGTGTCTGCGTCTGTCATAATCATAATCTTTCCATATCTGAGTTCTGACAAGTTCTTGTATTTTTTACCGGCTTGTAGACCAAGAATCTGTTTGATATTATTGAGTTCTTCATTTTTTGACAGTTGTGCATAGGTTGCTGTACGCGTATTGAGAAGTTTACCACGAAGAGGAAATGCTCCGTAGTAATCGCGACCAACTACAGACATTCCTGATATAGCAGTTGTCTTAGCTGAATCGCCCTCTGTAAAAATAATAGTACATAATTTAGAATCTTTAGTTCCAGCCTTATTTGCGTCATCTAGTTTTGAAATGATAACCCTGTTAGTCTTTTTTCCATCGGATTTTGAGATCTGTTTCTTTTCTTTAGCTTCTGCAAGATTAATAATACTTTCTACAATTCCAAGTTTGTAGATATTTTTAATTAATTCGTCAGGTACAAGAAACTTGCTACCAAAATCAGATGCCTTTGTAATGTTCTTTTCTTTTGTCTGTGATGAAAACGACGGATTTACGATAAGACAGTTAATAAATACAAATATATTGTCTCGAATGTATTGTGGTTTGATAGAGACATTCTTATGTTTTTCTTGAATCATTTCTGTTAGTTTCTTCATAATAGGAGCTAATACGTGTTCCACGTGAGTACCTCCGTCTGATGTATAGATTCCGTTTACGAAAGAAACACATTGGAAACCGTTATCAGATGGTGCTACTGTAACCTTCCACTTGTCACAGTTGGATGAAGTTCGAGGACATGTCTTTTTATCGCCGATATACAAAGAAATATAATCTGAAAAGTCTTTAATCTTAATATTTTTAGAGTTAAGAAAAACTGCTACATTACTCGGTGTGATAGCACCGATGTCATATACTCTCTTTTCAAGTATCTTTTTGGTAAAATCATCGAGTGTTTTCATTCCAAATCTTTCATAATCTGGTTTAAATGTGATTTTAGTATACTCTTGCTTAGATTTTGTAATAGATGGCTTGTTGATAATACTTAGATTTTTTTCAAATTTTTGAACATACTTCTTTCCTTTGCTGCAGGTTTCAATTATAAATTCTGAGGAAAAGATAGCTGTAAGTTTTGCACCAAGACCGTTGAGACCGCCGGTGGTTCTTTGCTGTGTATCGTCAAAATTACTAGAGGTCAAAAGATTAGAAAAAATAAGTTCTGGAATATAAACTTTATACTCTGGGTGAATTTCAATTGGAATTCCAGAATCATTGAAAACACTAATACTTTCGCTAGAGATTTCAACTTTGATATTTGTTACATTTTTATTACGCTGAACTTCATCTGAAGAATTTGTTATAATTTCGTCAAAAATTTTATAAATCCCTGGGTTCCAGGTTCCGGACATTTTAATCATTTTGTTATCAGAGTGTACCCATTCTGAGGATTCTGTATTTTTTATATCTCCCACATACATCCCGGGTCGTGCCAGAACATGTTCTATTTGCGTGTACTTCTTGTATGCGTCAGCCATCAATAACTGATCTAAAAATGAACTAAATTTTTAAATCGGTTATTTTTTTGCAAAATTTGTACTGATCTTTATTTATTTTTGAGGTTAGATATAAGCTCAGTTAGTTCTTCTACAGACTTTACTCCTTTGAAATCAATTGTTTTGTTTTTATATTTTACGAAAGTGTGAGGTATAGTGTATATATTATTTTCTACCGTAAAATTTTCAAAATCGTCGTTTTCTACGTCTATATTATAGAGAATTAAATCGGGAATACACTCTAAATTAGTTTCTAGTTGTTTACACGGCACACACCAATCTCCTCCAAATTTAAAAAAAATGACTTTTTCTCCAAAATCTATATTATTAATAGAATTGTAAGAATTTAAATCTTTGATTTCAGTCGCCATATGAAATAATATTTATTATTTTTTTAAGTTAAAATTAAATTAATTAAAACATTTATATCTAATAAATGCTGTGGTTTTACAGATTAGATTTAACTAATATCATGATTATATTTATTATATCTATTGTGACATTTAAATTAATAGAAGATAAAGAAAATAAAACAAATGATTTCGCCAATGTAATAATATCTCTTTTCGTGGGATTTTTAGTTAGCGTTATATTCTCTTATAGTACAATAGAAAGTGATGTATTATTAAAAGAAAATTACTGGGATTAATTTTAGTTTTTAATTTATTAAGTTATTATAACTATGTCTATTAGCTTAACAAAATTTAATCCAAAGAGTATAGAAGAAAGACGTACAAATGGGTCTGGACCCGCGACATGTGTTTTTATAGGTAAAAGAGGAACAGGAAAAAGCACTCTCGTAGCCGATATATTATATCATATGAGAAAAATTAACGCAGGAGTTGCCATTTCTGCAACCGAAGATGGAAATGCATTTTATTCTAGTTATATACCTGAAATTTTAATTCATTCTGAATATAAACCTGAAATTATACAATCAGTAATCACTCGTCAAAAAAAAGTAATAAACGGAGATAGAAAGAATAAAGATGACGGAGACGTATTTGTGCTGCTAGACGATTGTATGTATGATAAAAAAATGATTCGTGATACTAATATTCGCGGTATCTTTATGAATGGAAGACACTGGAGAATTTCATTTATGTTAACTATGCAGTATTGTATGGATTTACCCCCAGACTTAAGAGCAAATATAGACTATATTTTTATTCTCCGTGAAAATATTATTCAAAATCAAGAAAAGATTTATAAAAATTTCTTTGGTATTTTTCCTCATTTTGGAATTTTTCAGGACGTATTAAATAGCTGTACAGAAGGTTATGATTGTTTAGTTTTAGATAATACTTCTAAGAGCAATAATATTCAAGATTGTGTATTTTGGTACAGAGCAAAACCAGATAGAAATTTTAGAATAGGCTCAAAAGAATTATGGAACTATTGTAAAAAAAATTACGATGCAAAGAAGGCAAAAGAAGTAAAAGACTATGATGAGAAAAAGTTAAAAAAGAAGAACGCTCCGAGTGTCACCGTCAAAAAAGTAAATAAGAAAAAATAATTTAACTCAAAAGTATAGGTCTCTCTTCGCGATTTATGTATTTATTTTTGAGAGTGTAATATGTTCTTTTAAAGGTTTTTCTTCTTGGGAAAATAGTTCTTTTTTTAAATCTAGCAAAAAATCTACGAACATTTAATTGATTTTTTACTATATTTTTTGATACTTTATTAAAGGTCTTATTTACTTTTTGAATTTTAGTATTTTCTTTTATACTATTAAATTTTAAGATGTAATATAATAAATCTGAATTGTCTAATACTTTATTCATAATAATATATCAAATATAATAGTTTTCTTTTTTAAATGCGCATTTTTAATTATTTCAATAGAACTTTTATGATCTCTACAAGGTACTCCGTTTAGGAACATAATAATGTCGTTTATTTTAAGCCCTTGTTTAAAACAGGCGTCGTCATTATTTAATTTTTTAATTTTAATACCTTCTCCTTCTTGGTTATTACATATGGTAATACCAGGAGGAAGTTCTTTAAAGTCTATTTTAATTTTTTTAGTAAAAAGTAGTATAATAGACTCTTGATTAGGATTATTAACGCTATCAAATTCCCTATCAAATTTAATTTCGTATATATATTCTTTACATACTGGACAGCCATTTCCTTTTCCTTTAATTATCCATTTACACAAACAGTTATAGCAAAAATGATGCATACATGATCCTACGCAACTGTGTTCAATTAAATTAAAACAAATTGGACATTCCATTAATTATTATAATATATAAATAAAATTCATTTAAAACTTCAAATTATATAATATATTATGGATAAAATCAATAAACTATTAGAAATACCTCAGTATGAACAACGTTCGGATATGTGGTTTAAACAAAGAGAAAATAAATTAACAAGTTCGGATGCCGGTACAGTACTTGGTCTTAATCCTTACTCTAAACCTCATGAAGTTTTATTTAAAAAGTGTGGACACGATCCAAAGCCATTTGTTGGAAACGTTGCAACATTACATGGACAAAAATATGAAGATCAGGCTATAGATAAATACTGTGAACTTACTGGTCAGACAAATTATAATTTTGGTCTTATATCACACGAAGATGTTCATAAAAATAAAGACTACTATTGGTTGGCAGGATCTCCCGATGGTATTTCATTAAGTAATAAAAATGATAGGCCACCTATTCTTTTAGAAGTTAAATGTCCTTATAGAAGAAAGATTAATGCAGGAAAGATACCGGAATATTATCTACCACAAGTACAATTAAATTTATTTATCTGTGATTTAGAAGTTGCAGATTTTATAGAGTATCAACCCCCTGATTATATGAATATTGTAAGAGTTTATAAAGATCAAAGATGGCTTAATAAAAATTTACCTATTCTTGAAAAATTTTGGAAAGATGTAGAACATTATAGAGAAGTTGGAATAGAAAATCATCCTAAGTTTCAGAAAAAGAAAAAAACTCTAGATCTAACAGAACCAGAAGGAGACTCGGATGTAATACTATCTGGTTATTCATTCAGAGATTAATTCAAGTTGAGAATTTGCAAAAAAAGATATTACTTAAAAGAATAATAGATACGTCATATAACAATGGGTATTAGAGGCCTTAACACAATGCTTAAGAAAGTTTCTCCAGAGTCTACGCGTGATTTTAATATATCAGAAATTAAGAATTCTATTGTAGCAATCGATTGCAGCATTCTTTTGTATAAATTTAAATATGCATCAAAAGTTCCAAATTCACATTTGATAGGACTTGCTAACAGAATAAAATTTTATCTTATGAACGGTATTCTACCAGTTTTTGTTTTTGATGGCGTGCCACCTGAAGCTAAGAAAAGTACAATAGAGAAGAGACATGCTGCAAAAGAAAAACTATATGTTAGACTTGAAGAACTAAGAGAGAAAGTTCCAGAATCCGATGAAGAAAACAGACAAATACAAGAAGAAATTGAAAAGATTAATTCTCAGTTAATAGTTATTAAAAAGATTCATATTGAAGAATGCAAAGAACTACTTGAAAAGTCCGGAATTCCTTATTGTAATGCACCACACGACGCTGAAAAATATTGCGCATTTCTTCAAAAGAATGGTCTTGTAGATTACACAATTACAGATGATACAGACGCTATTACATTTGGATGTGAAAAAATAATTAAGACTTCTATTAATAAAAATTTAACAATGATAGACACAAAAAGAGTTCTTAAAGATTTTGAAATGACTCCCGATATGTTTGTAGATTTCTGTATTCTATCTGGTTGCGACTATACTGAAACTATAAGTCAAATAGGACCAGTTACTGCTTTCAATCTTATTAAAAAACACACAACAATTGAAAATATAATAGAAAAAACCGAAAAATCAGCCGATAATTTTAAATATGTAGTAGCTCGGGATATATTTAAAAATTTTGATTATGAAATTCCTGATAAATTCTGTAAAAAACCTATTAATAAAAACAATCTTCTAGAATTTTTGAATAGACACGATTTTAAAGAAAATGTAATTTCCAAATTAATTAAAATTTTAATTTAAATTATTTTTTTTTCTTTTATATATATTAAAAATAAATATGGAATTTGGTCTCTCACTTTTCGGTAAGAAGCGCCGCGCTAAGAAGTCGCCCGGTCGCAAGCCAAAGCGCGGCCACGGTGTCCGCAAGCTCCCCAAATCGATGGCCTACGTTGTTGTCCGTGGTCGCAAGCGTAAGCTTCATCGTGGCGCCAACGGTGGTCTCTACTACCGGACCAAGTCGGGTCGTAACTACGTCCCAGCTGCCGTCCTTCGTCGTAAGGGCCACGTCCTTGCCAAGAAGGCTCTCAAGCGCCGCCAAGTACGCCGCGCGAAGAAGCAGGTTCGCAAGGGTCGCAAGCTCAAGATGACTAAGAAGGCCATCGCCGCGCGCAAGGCGTACAAGAAGCGCATGGCCCGCAAGTCGCGCTTCGGTCTTTTCTAAGTTTTTAATTAATTCATTTAAATAATAAATTATTATAATAATGAGTTAATATGAATCCTAGTGTAGCTGTTCCTATATTAGAAGGTAAAATAATCGAGACTAATATGACAACTATAGAAAGAAAAACATTTGTCACAAAAGTCTTTATGTGTGTTCAGTTTCAATTACTTACGTTAATGTATTTTATATTCTCTTTTAAATACTATAATTTAGAATACTTCTTTTATACTGATTATGGAAGAGGTCTTTTTGGATTAAGTCTTTTTACCTCATTATTTACTATATTTTCAGCATCATGTTGTTATGATATATTTAAAAGTTTTCCTATGAACTATGTACTATTAATATTATTTTCATGTAGTTCATCTTATCTTGTATCTAATTCTATAGCTTTTGTAGAATCAAACACATTAGCTCTTGCAACAGGGATTACATGCATAGATGTATTTGGTATTTTATTAATTTCATTATTTGCTGACATTAGTAGTTATTATAATTATTTATACATTTCGTTAATTAGTCTTGTAAGTTTAACACTTATTAATTTATTTATATTTAGTACATTTTTACAATTGATTATATCTGGTTTTGGTTCAACATTGTTTTCATGTTTACTCTTGTACGATATTAATCAAGTAACCTCTAGCGATAATAAAATTTACTTTAAAGAAGATTTTATTATTGCATCTATAAATATTTATCTTGATATACTTAATATATTCTTATACATTTTACAATGTATAGAACTAGGTGAAACAGCTAACTAGTTCTGTATACTTTAAATCTTCTTCTTTGATCTTAATAATTTTTTCAATAGATCTAATATTATTAGGAAATGTCTTAATTTTATTAACATTCAGAATGTCTATAAGATTATTTTTAATATTTACGTCAATGATACATTCATTTTTGTAATCTTCTAGACTTTTAATTTTATCAATGTATTCTTTTCCTTCGGGAACTTCAGAATGAATTATAGCAAATTTCTTTAGAACTTTAAAATTGGTTGTAAATATATCTAGATTTTCAAGATTTTCTTTTACTTGAAGACTAAATGTGATATTTTCAGAAGGTTTCCACTTGAATGCAGAATAATTAATTCCATTGATTATAGGCAGTTTATTAGGAACCATAAACAATTCATCATTTTCTTCAAGTTCGTAAGTTCCGTTTTTAAATTCAGTAAGACGAATTGAAATATTACAACTAATATTGTGTATAAATTCAGATGCATCTGTTATTCTATCTACAAATGTCTTTCTGAGACATAAATTACCCGCTATCATTAATGTGTCGTAAATAACTATTTCTTCTTTTTCCAAATCAAATGAGATATCAAAGAGAGACCCTCTGTAGTATTCTTCAAAAAGATTAATTTCTTGAATCTCATACATGGTAAAATCTTTTAGTATAATTACACATTTATTTTCAGCCTTGTGATCTATAAATGTAAACAAAACAGCTCTTTTCGTATTAACAGTATTTTTTTTATAACAAAAGTATTCAAATTTTTTAAGTTTAAATAGATTCTTTTTTTCTATATTTACAAAATTTTGACCAGGAAATGTATATGAATTATATCCACATACAGAATTATTAATTAAAAAAATTACCTGTTCTTTATATTTATCATTATCTACTAGAGACAACATTTATTGTTTATACTATATATCCATACAGCTTTAAATAAATTTAAAGATATAAATATTTAATTATTAATGGGTTTTACACATAAAGAGGAGACTCTAATTAACTTCCTCGTCTGTTATTATAAAAACAAAATGGAACTTCTTAAAGATATACTTAACCAAAACACTCCATTAAGTCTTCGACTTTTAGATTGGTTAGTTACTAATTATGCTAAAAAATATAACATTATCTATCCTTTGTATCGAGAAAATGAAGTAATTTATTTTAATATATATCTAGACTACAAAAATCAACTTAAAGCATATTCTAAAAAATTTTTTGATCCTTTCTGTAGACAAAAAAGAATCTTAATTAACTGTAATACTCTTAAGTGGAAAGAATTAACAGATAATGAAATTATATCAAGTGAGTATATAATTTCTACAGTTGGACAATTGAATTTTTTTAGATGGTTTATAGAAAATAAAATTTTAGAATATGCTACATCTAATATTAGACTTATAGATTCTGACATGAACAATACGATGGGTTCTAAAAAGAAAGGAAAACGAGTAGTTTTATCACCAAGTGCTGTAAAAGGAGTTATTACTAATAAGCATGAGATTACTATAAAATTTAATGCTTAGAAATAATTTAGAGATTAAATTTAATTATAAATTATAAATGGCTAATCCTCTTAAAAACTGGCTAATGTCATGTAATAAGATAGTAAAAGATTCTACTGTACAAAATGTTACTCATTTTATGCTAGATGGTGGAAAACTAGATCTATCAGAAGACTATGATACTTTTCAAGAAATGTATGCTAAGTATATAAAATGTAAAAACTGTATTGTAGAGAGAAAAACAGAAATTTTTAAACTTTTTATAGACTTTGACTTTCTTTGTAAAACTATTATAGATATTAATGAGTACGTCATTTGCATCCAGGATTGTATAAATGACATTTACAATAAGACTGCGATGTGTATTGTTTCGGGTACAGATGTAAATAAAATAGTAAAGAGAGAAAACATAGGATACATTAAACAAGGATATCATCTTCATTGGCCTGAAATTTTAGTAGATAAAAAAATTGCTCTGAGAATTAGAAAGCTTCTTGTTGTTAGACTTACTACTATTTTTGGTAAAAATGAAAACTTTTATGATTCTTGGGAAAAGATAGTAGACAAGTGTGTATATGAACAAAACGGTCTAAGACTTTTAGGTTCTGATAAATGTAGTTATTCAGATGGTAATAAAGAATATGAAAATAGAGTCTATATCATCAAAAGTATTTACAACGGTAATAAATATGATGTAAAAACTACGGATTTATACATAAATGACACTATATTGTCTGTAAAAAATACTTCTATTAGAAGTAACGCGACAGATATAACGCCAATTATAAATCTACCAGAATATGAAGAAACAGAAGACGAAGATGTATCTGTAAAAAGTGGGTTTACTAAGATTCAAAAAGACTCTAAGGAATATAAAGCAATTGAAAAATTTTTTAGAAATTACGTAAGTGGTTATCGTTTTGAAGACATAAGACATGTATTAAAAGTTAAAGACCATTCAATGTATATTATAGATTCTAAGAGTAAATATTGTCAAAACATTGATGATTTTCACACTAATAATCATATATTCTTTCGTCTTACACCTTCTGGTTTTTGTCAGAAATGTAGATCAGAAAGAGACGGTAACCATGGTTGTTGTAGAGATTATAATTCTAATTTCATACCTTTGACTACTACTCTTCAAAGTGTATTAGAATGGAAAACACCAAAATCTAAAGATATATCTAAACCTGTAAATTTTAGTATTTCTAATATGCTAGAACGCATGGAAAATAATATAACTGGAAAAGCTCCCTTTAAAGGGCCTAGTAGTAATAAGAAATAAAAAGAATAACTAAAACACTTATAATAAATCCTGATAATAAAGTTCCTAATAAATTATATTCTGTTGCAGAGGTCATTGCTTGTGGCAATAAATTAAATACAAGTTCTTTTATAGCATTTGTATTTAATAATAAATTAATTGTTAGAATAAGAAGACCCAAATTAATATTTTTTCTTTCTGTTAATGAATTTAAAGTTGAAACATTATTGGAAATAATACCCTGTAATTCTTGGTCTTCAAATCTTACTTTTCTATCAGTTTCTTCTCTAGTTAAGTCTTGAAGGTGATCTCTAGAAGGCGAATACGTCTCTGCACGCGGAGCGCGTGACTCTTCTTCAGGAGTAGACTCTGGCTTCTTCATTAGATCAGCAACATTACAGCCATAATTCATTTTAAATTAATAATATATACTTTATTAAATTTTGATATTAAACGTTTAAAAAAA